CCTCAGCGTCCCTTACGGTTGATGCAACGTTTATCACCGTCGATTCTGCGGCGTTCACTGCGGATCAAACCCAGTCTCCGGCATTCTCGAACTACAGATTCAACCTCGCGGTCACCAAGTATTACGGCGACTACGTGACGGCCAGCTCGTTCTACCCAGCGATTGGAAATCACGATGTCGACTACGATGGAACTGGAGCTTGGTTTCGCAGCAAGTTCCCTGGCCTGTTCCAGAACAACAAGAACTACTACGCGTTCCAGAAGGGCGAGATTGGGTTCTTCATCCTGAGCTCTGGATACAAGACAGACGGGACGGTCTTCGAGCCAGATGGAAACACGAGCGCAAGCGCCCAGAAGACATGGCTTCAGAACCAGCTGGCGGCGAGCACGGCCAGAATCAAGGCGGTTGTCTTCCACCACCCTCCATTCTCCAGCACCTCTGGATATTCGTTTCCAGCACTGGACTGGGACTTCGCTGGTATGGGTGCCGACGTGGTCATCAATGGCCACGCGCACAACTACCAGCGGTGGACCAACAAGGCGATACCGTACATCGTCGCTGGAATTGGAGGAGCGTCGCTCTACAACTTCAATCAGAGCACCACTGGATCCATCGTTGATAACCCTCCACGCTTCGGAGCTCTGAAATGCACTGTTCGAGGACATGAGCTTCTGATTCAAGCGATCGCCGTGGGCGGCACCGTAATTGACTCGCTGGTCCTGTGCGCCTCGATGAACGAGGATCTGCACGACCAGCTGCCCAGCTTCACGGACCCATCCTCATCGGATGTGACCATGCCGAGCCTCAGGGTCGTTGCTCCTTTCGTCTATGCGACGGCAACTGCGTCTGTGCCAGTCACAATGCCAACTCTTCCAGTAGTGCTTCCGACCGTGGTTGCGGACAACTCGGTTGGAATCTCGCTGACAATGCCTTCGATCGATGTTGTTCCATTCAGGGCATCCATCATACCAATAGACGCGTCATAGCCGATGAGCGAGTACATCACATTCTTGGCGAACATGCGCGGCGAAGGCGGGGATACACGCCTTTTGGCTGGTACTCGTTCTCGGCTGTTCTCAAACACTGGCCTCGATGGGAACTGGCGCGTCCTCTACGACAAGGGTGGCGGTGTGAAGCCGGAGCCAGGAGTTCCTGAGACACGCTGGAAATTCGCTCAGGTGGGAGGCATCGCACTCTTCACCAACGGAACCGACTTCCCAGTGTGGTGGAGCCATGAGGGCTCTGCGGATTCCGCCTACGGAAACGCGGCCCAATTTGTAGACGACCTTGTTGCACTGGACATCACCGTGGTTCGCGTCGTGGGCGCTTGGCGCGGTTTTATGTTCCTTGGCAACACGGTGACCGAGGGCAGCGTGAACGTGAATCGGATCTACTGGTCCGACTTCAATGATCCGCTGAGCTTCACTCCTCTTCCGGATTCGCTGGCTGGCTACATCGACTTGGGCGCGGACGAGCGTGTGCTGGCCATGGAGCCCATTGGAGGCCAGTTCAGGGTCTACACAGACAAGGCGATCTACGATGTGAACCTCGTCGGAGGCGATGAAGTGTTCAACTTCAGGGAAATCTATCGTGGCCCATCCGCTCTGAGGTTCCAGAACTCGTTGGTCAACCTTGGGTCAATCCACATCTACGCCGGAGAGGACACCATCTACGCTCTCGGCGAGCTGGATCGCAGTCCCCAGCGCATAGACTGGCTTTTTAAGGCCTCCGGAGCCATCTACGACGGAGTTCAACCAGAATACCTTGGCGGAATACCCACCAACACCTTCAGCGCCTATGGCAAGGTCAACAGAAAGGCCTGCCACGCGGTTGTGGGAGGCTACAACGAAGAGGATCGGCAGGTCTGGATGTCTTGGTGCGCCGACAACGAGATCGTTCCGCAGCGAACCCTCATTCTTCAGCTCGACACGCAGAAGGCTTGCATCGTTGATGCCGGATTCACCGCTTACTGTGCTCACCTTCCGGCCTATCAGGTCAGTGTGAGGCGGTGGCTTGGAGATCTTGGCATTTGCGACCCAAAAAGCGCTTCCCAACTGGACACCAAGGAGGGAAATCCGTTCCCAACGATCTACACCGAGGACCAAAGCCTAGACTACATCCGCAACAGCACCGAAAACTACCAGCTTCCATCGTCATCTGGCTCTCTTTGCCAACTCACAGATGCGAATCCAGATCTGGAGCCTGACTGCACGCCATGCGCTAACGGATACAAGTTCATCATGGCTTCAGCTCAGGACAAGTGCCTCAAAGAGTACGATCCAGACTACTACGCTCGCGAAATCTGCATCAGCCAAGAGGCCAATAGGACGTTTCCAACCGCAAGCTGGACATCTACGGACCATCCAACCACGTCCACCTGCCGCACCGGAGCGAACAACTTCTACATCGAGTACGAGGATCGTGGCTACGTAACCATTCTCCAGACCGATGCTCAGGACATGGGTGGCCCTACCAACAAAACGATCAACCGGATCGCGGTTGAGTACGATGCGCCTGACGTTCCTGACGCAAAGGCGGCCAAGCTGCACGCGGATGTTGGCTACGGAGCCCAGCCGAGGCAGCTCATCTGGCAGGACAGTACGCCTCGCCCTATCGATCGCCTATCGACCGAAGCTGAGGCTGCGTTGATAGCTGCCAATAAGCGGCCCAATCGGATGGCCACGTTCCCATTCTTCCGGACAGGCTCTCAGATCGGGTTCCGCATTATGGTCGCAGACGAAAACAAAGGTCCTGTTGTTGGTGGCGCTGTCTCATTGAACGAAATGAGCGTCGGAATGCGGGTGTCACATGGCGACTATTACTAGCACTTGGTATAGAAGAACAATCAACTCTACGTAAAACATCAATCTTATGGCAGGAGTCTTCAATCTTGGGGGTGTGCTCGACGCGTTCAGTCCACCAAAAATGGAGCGGGTGTACACCAGTCCAGAGCTTCAGGGCGAGATCAACACCACGATCGGCGGAATGGGTCAGTATCGCACCCAAGCTGGCCAGTCGCTGAGCGACTACGAGAAGGCAAATCGAGAGGCCATCAATCAGGCTCGCCGTCTTGGAGCTCAGACCGAAGGTGAGATCGGAGGTTTGCTTGGTGGTCTTCGTCAGTCCAGCTACATGTCCGATCGCGAGAGGACTCGCGCTGGAGACCTTGCTGCGCTGAATCAGCTTCTCGGCCAGATGGGCGGTGGAATGTCTCGTGCCGACAAGGCAGCCGCCTCTCGCCTTGGCTACGCTGGTCGCCCCTCCAGTAGCTACATGGACAAGCAGCGGTCGAGCTATCTGGGTGCTTTCGGTGCTCCTATCGCCAGCCAGATATTCGCTGGACTGAATCCGGCTGCGGCCGGTGCTGCCACTGAGCGCGGAGCTAACGTGGCTCAGCAGCTTGGACTGATGGATTACCGAAGCCAGATTCCTTTGGGTTATGCACAGATGGAGCTGAATCCTTTGCAGGCGCTTCAGCAGTCTCGAGCCAGTGAGATCTCGCAGCTTGGAGGACTCAGTGATGTCGCTCGGTCGAACCTTGCTGGGTTCAAGGAGAACCGGAATAAGTGGGCCGCTGCTGCAGGTGCTGTGGATCAGAGCCTCAACTCCGCATTGGATACGTACATGTCTCTGTACAGCGGTGGCATGATCGGCGGCGGAGGCAAAGGAATGTTCGGCGGAATCCTAGGCGGAGATCAGCGTCAACAGCAGGCCGCACCAATGTTCTACGGAATGCCGAATCAGGGGTTTGGCTACCAGCCTCAGCCTTACCCGCAGTGGATGGACTCGCTGATGCAGTATCAGTCGCAGCCACAGATCCCCTATTACCTCGCCCGCCGCTGACACAAATAGCACCCAACATTTATGGCAACCTACGGATCTACTCTGGACTCTCTGATGGCGAATCGCGTGGCCCAGCAGGCCGCTGACGCCGCAGAACAAAACGCCTACCGCAACTATCTGAACGCGGTTGCGAACACCAACATTCGCCGATCTGAGGGCGAGGCGTTGGATCGCTATCGTCAGGGCGAGCTCGGCATTCGCGGTCAGGACGTGATGGGCATAAACGAGTATCGTCGTGGCCAGATCGGCCTCGGTGGGCGTCAGATCGATATGCAAACAGAGCTCGGTAAACAGGGGCTCTCAAACCAGCTTCAGGATATCATCAACAGGGGAAAGTACTATGAAGGAATCGGACAGTATTACGGCGCAATGCCGGACGTTCAGAGGCAGCAAATCGGAGTTCAATACGACCTCGGACGCAAAGGCTTAGAGAATCAGGCCTTGGACATTGGCGGATCGAACCGATACCGAGAGGGAATGGTCGGAATCGGTCGGCTTCAGGCTGGAACTCAGGCTGCAGACGTGGCCGGACGGAATCAGAATTTAGCGAATCAGATTCGCGCGCAGCTCGATCTCGCAGATAGGCAGCTTGCCTCTCAGGAGAGGATCGCTGGCCTTCAGTACGAAAGGGTTCCAGCCTACCAGAAAGCGATGTTTGATCTTTACGGCGCGAACCCTCAGGCAGCTGCCGCCATGATGGGCGTTAAACCCACTGAGATGGACCTGTTGCGAGAGTCCAAGCGTCAGGAAGACGAAGCCGCATACAACACTGCTGTGATGAGCGCAGCGCAGAAGGCTCTTGATCAGTACCAAGCTGATCAGGGGTGGTTTAACCCCGACGATGAATCCACAACTAGGATGTCTCAGTTGATGAAAAACATGGGACTTACCAGAGAGCAGGCGGCTCGGCGTTATGCTGAAGATGTGACGGCTCCTCTCTATGGTCGAGGTGGTTCATTCTCAGTTCAGCCGAACATTGCGCAGCCGACTCGCGTCCGCGCTGGAAATACAAACCTTCCTCCGCTAGGCAGTTTTCTGAAGTAGCACCACAACGCCAACGGACATGCCACAATTCGACTGGTCTGG